TGTGTTTTTTTAAATATATTCGCAAGGAGCTAATATATAAGATGTATTATACAGGATCTTTACCCGACAGGCTACCGCTTAAATGTTTCTTCTGCACATCTTTAAAGATTCTATCCCAGTTACTGCGGAACTCTTCGACCGATACAGAAGCTGGCCTTTGCTTAGATCCTTTACCCATCGCCACCTGGTCCTGGCTGAAAGATTTTTTTCTGTATAGCTCTTTGTAATTGTTGTGCTAGAGCAGCTGTTAGATAGACTTGGTTCATGCCGCCCCTTTGGTAAGCGTCCTTATATGCACTAGGAAGGCCTTTATTAAACCCATAAGAAGTACTTAGACTAGCCACACCTTGTCCTGGTGTTATATCTCCTTTGTATGCTGCTAATCCTGTACGTAATCCTTGCGTTGTTAATGGGGACAAGCCAAGTTTATTTGTTGCGGCTTGAGTTGCATACTTTGTAAGAAACTTTTTACCAAAGTCAGCTGCTCCATCAGACTCTTCAAAAGAGTCTTTTAAATCTTTTAACATCATAAAAGGAGCTGTTTTAGGATTAATTCTTGCGTACCCTTTTAACAGTCTCATAAGAAAACCATCTTGTTTTTCAGGCTTAAAGCTAGGTGCTACAGGATCTAAACCCCCTGTAGGATCAAAATCGCTCATGTCTCCCATGCCAATACCAAAATTACCAAAGTCAGAGCCGACAAAATTTCCGCCCGTTAAAGTAGTCATACCGCCAGGGCCAAAACGGTCACTCATGCTTGGCATTTTACCTACTGCTTCTACTACATTAGCACCAGCGTAATCTTCTCTTATATCAGAAGGCATACTAGAAAGTTCTATAGGGTTGATGGTCGTAGTCATCCTGTCCATAAAGTCAGACGGTATAGACGGTCCTGCCGCTAAAGTCCCTAGTCCGCCTTGTGATTGCAGGGCTGCTTTTTCATCTTCTGATTTAGACATATCTCTATAATTTTTTACTTACTATAACAAATTCTTCTTTCCAGTCATACGATTGTAGCTTTTTTACCCACCCTCTTCTACCTGTAACTTGCATAGCATCGCACTCATGTCGAATCGCAGTCTGTTCCATTGCGCTAAGCACTTCGTCAATGCAATCATCTAGACCATCACCAGCTGCATAGTTAATACAGAAAATTTTCTTTTGTGGAAATATTTGAAGGTCGGTGAGCAAGATGCCCATGATTTCTTCTTCGTCATTAACGACTGTCCATAGGCTTTCTTTGTTTAGTACGAGATTATTGTATAGATCTACAGCATCGTAGCGACCGTTGGTCGTAGGAGCTAAACGAGATAGGAAAGGTATGATGTCATGATACATCCCCGCTACAAACCTAGGGGGAATCAGACATACTTTCATTAGTGCAATTTAAAGTTTTTGTCTTGAAAAGAGGGGCTGTACCACATAGCAAGAAACTCAGTGTAATGCTCTTGAGTCATTTGTCCGTCGTGCTCCAATATGACTTCCTTCATCAACTCAAACATTTCTTGGGGCACAAGATTGTGTTCTACCAGTCCTTCGAGCAACATAACGTGTTCTTCGGGTCCCGCTTCCTCAAACCACTTTTTCATTTCAGGGCTACATTGTTCGTAAACGTCAGCGATTATTGTTCCTTTCTTTATTTTCATTAAATCTTTCCTTTTTTCTTTAGTCTTCTG